AAAAAGGACAAATGGCGATATGTCATGCAAGGGAATTTTGATCGGCCTGTTTGGACAACACAAAAGGATAAGCAATTTGTCACCGAAGGTTATAACCGGGTTGTGTGGGTGTATGCTTGTGTAAGCGCGATTTCCAGCGCCGTTTCAAGTGTACCTTTTTTGCTTTATCGAAAAACGAAATCCGGAAGGCTGATTGAGATTCACGATCATCCGATTTTGACTATGCTTAATAATAAAGCCAATCCATACATGTCCAGTAAAGATTTTTTAGATTATTGGGCAAGTTATTTGGCGATTGAAGGTAAATTCTATGCGGAATATTCGAACCCTAACGCGCCGCTGGCGATGTATCCGCTTTATCCGCATTATATGTATCCGATCCCGAACCGTACACAATTTATTGGCGGTTATGAATACAGGCTAGATGAACCAATTCTGTACCAACCGAATGAGATTCTGTGGAGCAAATTTAACGATCCGCTAGACGTATATCAAGGACAAAGCCCGATTCGAGCATTGGCGCGAACAATCGACACAGAGAATACAGCGGTAGATTGGAATAAGTCAACACTAGAAAATGCCGGTGTTCCTGCTGGAGTTTTTCAAGTACAGAACCCTTCACCGGAGTTGCAGGAAAAATTACGCGATGAATGGAAAAAAAGATACGCTGGCGGCAACAATGCGCGTACACCATTGATTCTTAATTCAGATAAGGCTAGTTATTTGCCGTTGGGATTGTCACCGGTAGATATGGACTTTTTGAACCAGCGGAAAGTGAATCGAATTGAGATTTGCGCCGCCTTTGGTGTTCCCTCTCAAATTGTCGGCGATCCGGAAGGGCAGACCTACAGCAATTACGGCGAAGCCCAAAAGGCATTCTGGGAGAATACCGTAATCAGTCGTTATTTAGAACATATCCGCGAAAAGTTACAAAGCGATTTATTAAGCCGATATGCTGACAATTTAGAACTGCGATATGACTTATCTGGAGTTGGAGCGCTTAAAGAAAACGAGGATAACAAAGCAAAACGGATTGATATGCTCTGGAAATCCGGATTGATTAAGCGAAACGAAGGACGTTATGCACTTGATTATGAAGATGATTTAGAACGTGGAAATGTTTATTTTAACGAACTAGCCGCCGGTGTTACTGGTGGAGTTATGCCGGAAGCGGCGCAACCGGTACAGCCGGAACCGCCAGAACAAGAGGAGCCGGAAGAAGAACCGGAAGATATGCCGGAACTTGAAGACGGTGACGAAGAAGAAGAAGCAACCGAAATCGAAATTCAGATTGCAAAAAAAAAAGAACCTACAAACTTTCCGGTAGCCGGTGAAGACCAAACGGTCACACTTGCCAATAGTCAATATGAATTGTTTCCGCTAGATTATGCAGAAGATTTAAGAAATAACTGGCCTGACATTTGGAATAAAGGCGGCAATATTCAAGGTAATGACACTTACCGCGTTATTCGCCGCGTTCGTGAGGATGGCAAAGCCGCCGATGAATTAACAGCAAATGATATTGATATCATCCGGATGCGCGAAGCATGGTCAGCGCGTCATTATCGGGATCATCGGCTGGCTGGTGTTATTGCTCAAGTGAAATGGCACATGGTCGGAAGTCGCGGACTAAATCATATGAAAAGTGTGATTCAAGAAGCGAAGGACAAACAGCAGAAAGCCGTTGATATGCAACCGGATGCCGAAAAAGCATACTGGAAACGAATTGATGATGAACGCGAAAAAATCATTCTAAAGGTTCGCGCAGAGATCAAAAAATACTTTTCTAGTCAGTCCGAAGATTTACAGAAAGCGATCCGGAAGCAAACACCAACGGAAGCGGCGGAAACAGTAGATAAAATTATTGCAGAAACAAGTCCGAACCTGCGAAACATTTTAACCGCGCTTTATATGTCCACAACCGAGAAGTTTGGTAAACAGACGTTTAACGAATTGATGGATAAGAAAGCGGTGAAAGTGTTTCAAGGTTTTACGGATGCGCTTTTATATTGGATTACGCTGAATGTCGGAAACGCGGTTGTGAAAATTGATGACACAACGCGGCGAGAAATCAAAGATATTATCATGTTGGGAATTGCAAACGGATTGCCGATTGGGAATAAAGATACACCAAAAACTATTGCATACGAAATTGAAAAGTTATATTTGGATCAGATTATACCGAACCGTTCAGAGGTGATTGCCAGAACGGAAACAATGACCGCCGCGTCAAAGGGGTCATTGGACGGAGCGCAACAAGCGGAGCAACAAGGCGCAAGGATTCGGAAGTATTGGATCAGCACACCGGATGATGATACGCGAGATACTCATAAAGACATGAGGAATAAACCGCCGATCGCACTTAATGCGATGTTTCGAGTTGGCGATTCATCCGGAGAATTTCCGGCGGATGCGCAATTATCTGCAAAAGAACGGATCAACTGCCGTTGCACATTGGGTTATAAAAGAATTCGGGATATTGAGCAGGGGGTGTAAAAAATGCTTTATAAATCCAGTAAATTTGAAATTAAGGCCAGTCAAGATAATACGATTGAAGGCTATGCGGCTTACTTCGGTAATATTGATTCATACGGCGATATTATCGAAAATGGCGCTTTTTCAAAAACGTTGAAAGAAAATGCAGGCCGCGTTAAAGTGTTATGGCAACACGATACGAATGAGCCTATCGGGAAACCGGTTGCGATGGAACAGGATTCAAAAGGCCTATACATCAAAGCAAAAATCAGCATGACCGATACCGGACGGAAAGCTATGGAACTTATGCGTGACGGTGTGATCGACGAAATGAGCATTGGTTATGATATTATTAAAGATGAATACAAAGGCAAAAATCGGATGTTGAAAGAGTTGCGTTTATGGGAGTTTTCACCGGTGACATTTGCCGCGAATGAAAAGGCGAAAATCACAAGCGCAAAGTCTTTAGCCGAATTGCTGTATGAGATTAACCATGCTGATATTGGCGAAATCAAGAATGCAATCGAGCGCCTTAATTCACTTTTGAAACAGCTTGAGCCGGTAGAACCCACTCAAGGCGATGACGAAGCCGAAACGGTTGATGCGATTTTGCAGATGATTCGAGGTTTTAAAAATGCCTAAGCCGCGTACAGGTGAATCACGTGATGATTTTTTAGGTCGTTGCATAAGCGATCCGGAAGCGTTAGCAGATTATCCAGACAACGCGCAACGGTTTGCTGTTTGTAATGTGTTTTGGGATGAAAAAACAAAAATTGAAGGAGTGACAAACATGGATGCAGTTAAAGAGATTCAACAAGCGATTGAATCCGCGCTTTCCAATGGCGCGAGCAAACTGGAATTGAAAAGCCTTGAGGATCGTTTGATGGAGCGCTTGAATAATCGTCAGGCTGATAATCAAGGTTTCGAAGAAATGTTCAGCAAGTTTCAAACTGAACTTGAGAAAACAAAAGCGGATATTGCAGAACAAGCGAAAAAATCTTCTTTTGTTCAACCGGTTAAAAAAGAAACTTTCGGCGAATTTTTGGTAAAGGCGCGTAATAATGACGCAAGCCTGAAAGAAATGACGCGTAAAGCACTCGGCGAGAACACCGGCACAGATGGCGGTTTCCTTGTTCCGGAGCAATTCCTGCAAGAGGTGCAACAGGTTCGACTGGAAAATTCGGTTGTTCGTGCATCCGGTGCGCGAGTTATTAACATGAATTCCAATATCCTTCGGATTCCAGCGCTTAATGTTGCAAGTAATGCGGCAGGCTCCATTTTCGGCGGTGTGGCCGCTTATTGGACTGGCGAAGGCGAAACAAAACAAGCGAGTGCGCCGAAATTCAAACAAATTACAATGGAAGCGCAAAAGCTGATTGGTTATGTAGAATCTTCCGATGGACTCAATAATGATGCGATTGTTTCGATGGGCGGATTGCTTCAAGACTTGTTCACACAGACGATTGCATTCGAAGAAGATAATGCGTTTTTGACTGGTAACGGTGTAGGTAAGCCGCTCGGAATTATTAATTCCGGCGCAACTATTGCAGTTACTCGCACAACAGCAAGCCGCGTTGGTACGGTTGATTTGGTTGCTATGTTGGCACGTTTCTATCAAAAAGGCGGTTCTCCGGTGTGGATGATTAATCAGTCTGTACTGCCGGAAATCTACAAATTGAAAGACGAGAACAGCAATTATATTTTGCTTCCTGGCATGAATAGTAATATTGCAGGCGCGTTACCGATGACCATTTACGGAATTCCGGTAGTGGTAACGGAAAAACTGCCAGCACTCGGAACAAGCGGCGATATCGTTCTGGCTGATATGCGTTATTATCTGATTGGCGACCGTCAACAGATCACCGTTGATGAAAGTATTCATGTCAAATTCCAAACGGATGAAAAGTCATGGAGATTCGTGACACGCGTAGCAGGCCAGACATGGTTAGATAGTGCGATCACACCGCGCAACGGCGGCGCTACATTGTCGCCATTCGTGAAATTGACTTAATAAAAGGGAGGGTTAAAAATGCCAAATGCAAAAATTACTGAACAAGTAACTTTCAGCGAGGCGATTTATCCGCAGGTGTCTGCTGGTATTTCTTCTTCAACACTTTTCGATATGAAGGATTTTGGACGGTTTGCGGCTGTATGTTCGCATGGTACTGCGACAACAGCCAGCACTTTTGTTGTAAAGGTATATGAATCAACAGCTAGCACATGGGCAGGAGCGGTTGCTACTCTGCTTTCTACAACAACGGTATCCATCGCAACAGCAGGAACAAATGTTACAACCGTTGAAGCAAAAGCAACTGATTTGACCGAAGGTGATCGTTATTTGGGTGTGTACATCACAAAAACGGATACAGCTTCGAGCCTTTCCGCTGTTTTCGTTGGCGGTAATGATCGTTTTATTGGCTAAATAGTAGCCGTTTCGTGCGGATCGGGGAATAGGTGACGACTGACAAGAGCGAGCCTGTACGCTTTTTCCCCGATATTTTACAGGAAAAGAACACTAACAGGAGTGTATATATAATGCCTATTGAAAAAGTATTGGTAGGAGTACCAATTAATAGACCTATAGAATTTAGAGTTTTTGAAAGTTTCGTAAAAATGGCGAACCTAAACTCGAAAATCAAATTGCAATTCTGTTTCACACAAAACAGTCTTGTGTATGATGCGCGTGAACATATTGCAGATTTATTTATGAAATCGGAATGTGATGCGTTGATGTTCATTGATTCGGACATGACTTTTCATCCGCAATCTATTGAATATTTAGCAAGACATGATTTACCGTTTGTTACAGCAAAGGCATTCAAACGCGTGTATCCTTTCCAGCCATGTTTCTATACAACGCTTCGGATTGAAAAAGACGGACAGCCTTATATGGAAAGCCCGATTGAATACGGCGAAGGATTACTGCCAATCGAAGGAGCCGGAATGGCATGCGCTATGATTAAGCGTGAAGCATTTGAAGCGATTGAAAAACCATATTTTTTCCCTAAACCGCACATTGGCGAAGATTTGAGTTTTTGTATGAAACTTAAAAATGCCGGTGTGAAAATGTACTGTGACACAACGCTACAGTTTGGTCATTTAGGACACTTCGAAATCATGGAAGCAGATTGCAAAAGGGTATGGGAAGAAAATAAAAACAAGCCGGACGGCAAACTGCTTTATATGGGGGATGCCGAAAAATGACCGCGAAAACAAAAGTCTTAATTTGTGCGCCAGTTAGACAGGATCACCAGACTTTTTATAAATACTTAAAAGCATTAAATCGACTTGAAAAGAATAACGTTCAGGTCGATTTATTTTTTATTCTGCACAATTCGCCTAGATTAGCGCGATTCTTAAAGCCGGAGCAATACACTTTTTACAAGTCGGATAATGAATATGTACGCGATCAGCAGACCCACCACTGGACAAATGACAATTTACGCGATGTGACAATTATGAAAAACGGTTTGATTCGTTATGCGCTTGAAAAACGCTATGATTATATGTTTCTAGTCGATAGTGATTTAATTTTAAAGCCGGAAACGTTAATGATTTTGCTTTCTCATAAAAAGGATATTTGCGCAGAAGTATTTTGGACAAAGTGGACACCGGACGGTGAGGAACAGCCGAATGCGTGGAGTGCTGATTTTTATTCGTTTGCCGGTCATGAAATTGAACAATGGAAGCAGGCCGGATTGTATCAAGTCGGAATGTCTGGAGCGTGTATTCTGATTAAGTCAAACGTTCTAAAATCCGGTGTGAATTATTCGCCGATTTATAATGTATCTCATTCACTTTGGGAGGATCGCGCCTTTTGTATTCGGGCGGCCGTTGCCGGTTTCAAAATTTATCTGGATACTTCATGCGCTCCAGAACATTTGTATAGACAAAAACCGGTTAAGCCAGAAAGCAATAAAAAGAAGCAGGAGCATTTAAGGAAATAGGAGGTGATTTTAATGGATCGCTGGTGGATGTATGAGAGCCTAGACATTCAACGTCAGAAAATGCAATATATAACCGTTACAGATGCAGAACCGCAGTTTGAACCGGTTTCTTTAGAAGAAGCTAAAAATTACTTAAAAGTAGATTATGCAACAGATGATGACTTAATAAAAATTTTAATTCATGTTGCTAGAAAACAAATTGAAAATGAGTTAGGCGGTCTAGCTATTGTTCGCCGTTCAGTAACACAGAAGCAAACCGGAGGAATTGAAAAACTTGAGGTTATGCGACAACCGCTAAACAGTATTACGTCAATTACCTATTATGAAAATTTTGATTCAGCCGGATCGGTCGTTGCCGCTTCTAATTACCGTTTCGTTGATGGAATGATTATTCATAAGGACGGATACTGGAAAGCCGGACGAGATGGTGACGGATACGTTATTGTATATAATGCAGGAATATCAACAGATACCGGACAAGCGGCAGAGAATTCACCACATACATTAAGGCAAGCGATCATGCGTATTGTAGCCTATTTATATGAGAACCGCGAGGAATATGTGACACATATTAATGAGGGGAATATGACAGTAACATATGATAAAAAAACTAGGTCAGATGTTAACCTGCTTTTAATGCCGTATCATACCGGCAAAGGGGTGTTCTAATATGCTTACAAGAATGCGGCAAAGAGTGGACATTCAAACGTTAAGCATTACAAGTGCTGGCGGCGGTTGTTTCAATGAAACATGGACGACAACAGCCAGCCGATGGGCAAACGTACAGATTCAACGAAGCGCGGAAGAATTCAGTTATGGAAAGGATCAGCAAGCGAACACTTATAGAATAATCATGCGCGAAGAAACTTTCACAAATAAGAATAGACTTTTATTTGGTGGATTAGTCTTGACGATTGAAACAATCAGCGATCCGACAAGCGGAGGCCGTATGATGGAGGTTATCGCAAGGGGTGAGCCTGCATGACAGTCAAAGTTGACGGTGACAGAATTCTTAAAAGCCAGCTAGAGAAATTAAAACTATTATTTCCGGAAGAATGCAGGCAAATCGTTGCTGAGGTTGCGTTAGTAGATGTTGAAACCTATGCTAAAGCTAACGAAATTCCGGTTGATACTGGCAGATTGCGCAATTCTATTCATACTGAATTTATTAACGGATTCGGTGGAATGACACCTAAACCAACAACCTACAAAGATGATGCAGGGAATTCATTTGACGGAAAGTTATCTGCATCATTAGACAATGATTCGGTTGTTGTCGGAACAAATTTGGAATATGCGCAAAAAATTAACCGGATCGGCGGCGGAGGAAAAAACTCTAAGCGAAAAAGTAAAGGTGAGAAAAGGCCGAAGGGATACGGTCAAGGGTTTTGGGATCGTGCTATAAAAAACGGTGAAGCGGCTTTGCTAAGGGAATTAACAGATTTGACGCGCCGCGCTGGGGGGCTTGTGTGATGTCTGCGATGTGGGAAGCACAAAAAGCATTATATACTGCACTTTCAGCGGATTCGGCTTTCATGACAAAGATAGGCAGCCGCTTGTATGATGAACCGCCAACGAATGAAACATTTCCGTATTGTGTTCTCGGAAATATGATCGAACAACGATATAATCGCATAGGCAACAAAGGTTTCTCAATTTCTGCTAGAATGGATATATACACAAAAGCCGGAAGATTAGGATATAAACCGGCAAAGGAAATTTTAGTCGAAATGGATCGCGTATTAAATCATAAGATTTTCGCATTAACCGGTTACAAAATGATTCAATGTTTCTTTGAATCATCCGATACCGAACGCGATGAAGATAAGCGGATCATTTCCGCCTATTATACAATTTTAATTCAAGAAAACTAGGGAGGTAATCATCATGGCTTTTTTTGCAAATGCATCAGTATTCAAACTGGGATCAACGACAATTTCAGAAGTGACTTCTATTTCCGCGCCTAATTTGTCTGCTGATTCGATTGACGTTACTACTCATGGTTCTACCGGACGTTACCGCGAATTCATTCAAGGACTTCGAGATGGTGGAGAAATCAGCATTGAAGGATTTTATACAACAGCGAGCGCGAACACAATTTTAACGCAACTGAACACCAGCGCAACGGCAACGGCAACAATCGACCTGCCGACAACACCGAGCACGACACGTTTTACTGCAACGGTTATCTGTACGGCATTTTCTAGCGAAGCGCCAGTCGATGGTGTAATTGGTTATAGTGCAACCTTCAAAGTTACTGGTCAGCCTTCTTTGGGAACAATTTAATAATTGAGGTGTAAATTATGCGCAAGAACTTAACAATCACGTTGGACAGGGAACGCGAGTTAAGGCTGGACTTGAATGCGATGGCAGAATTCGAAGAACTTACAGGACGTTCATTGTTTCTGCTGAATGAGAAATTGGCCGAAGCGCGGAATATGAGAGCAGTTTTATATTGCGCGTTAAAATCAGCCGGTGAAGAAATTACGCAAGACGAAATCGGAAAGTTGATAACGTTCGGCAATTTCAAATATGTTACTGAAGTTATTCAGAAACTAATGACTGATTCATTCGGTGAACCTAGTGAATCAGCAGAAACCGGTGAAAAGGGAAAGTGAAAGCGCCGGATTGGTCGGAATTATGGTCGATAGGCATTTATGACCTAAGACTTAATGATGAACAATTTTGGCGGTTGACAATTAAACAATTTAATAAATTAGTCGAAAGACATAAGGAAAACAAAAGAGCCGAGTTATTTAATTCGGCTCTTATTTGTTCAGTAATCGCTAACGTAAACAGGGGTAAAGGAAAGCCGTTTCAACCTTCAGATTTTATGCCGAAGGAGAAGAAGCGACAGCCGAAAATGTCAGCGGAGGAAATGGTCGAAATCCTTCGGATGATAACCCTATCAGCAGGGGGTGAAGTCACTTGTTAAAAGAATTATCGGTTAGGATCGGCGCGGATACTGGCGATTTTGTAAAATCAATGACGCAAGTTTCTAGCGAATTATCCGATGCTACAGCAGATATCAGATCGTTCGGCGCGACAACCGAAGGAGTAATGCAACGATTTGAAAATACAATCGGAAACAACGTAGCAAATGCGGTACATTCATTCGCCGGTGAAGTGAATACACGTTTTCGAACGTTAACGGATTCAGTAACCGGTCATTTTAACCGAATGAGCAATAATATCAATCGTGAATTTAATGAGATTCGCGGAAACTTTCGGCAGATGATTAATGAAACGGAAGCGTCTTCCGATGCACTTGCAACGGTCGGCGGTAATATGCAGACGTTCGTAACGTTGCCTTTACTAGCCGCTGGAGCCGCTTCGATTAAATTATCATCGGATTTTTCGGAATCCATGAATAAGGTTAACGTTTCGTTCGGATCGTCTGCACAGTCTGTTATTGCGTGGAGTAAAACGAGTATTCAACAAATGGGTCTTGCGTCCGGATCGGCTCTGGATGCCGCCGCTTTATTCGGTGATATGGGTACTTCAATGGGAATCAGCCAGCAAAAAGCGGCTGATATGGCTATGTCATTAACACAACTCGGCGCTGATTTGGCATCATTCAAAAATATCAGTATCGACCAGGCTATGCAGGCGCTTAATGGAGTATTCACCGGAGAAACAGAATCATTAAAAATGCTGGGAGTTGTAATGACTGAAACCC